CTACATTATTATTACCCTGTATAAGGTATGCTCTTTGAAGTTCATCAGCTGATATTCCTGTGGCTTTTGCAATGGCCTCCATTATAATAGGACTCCTTCTCTGCTCAGCAGTTAAATTCTGCATTTGAGACAGTACATCTGCTGTCGCTCCTGCAATATCTCCGGTTGCTGCTTTTGCTCTAGCTCTTTCTAAGTTAAATTGCTGTCCTGTTAGTAGTTCTGCTTCAAGTTCAGCACCTATAGATTGTTCAAAATCTAATAAATTACTAGCTATATTAGAAGCTTGCTGTAAATTTACTCCAAATCTTCTAACCTGTAATACTCCTTTAGCTATAGCTTCGTTAGAAAATCCAAATGACGCTGCAACTTGTCCGGTTGCTCCTGCGACTGCTTTCATTATACCTTTAAAACTCATACCAAATCCGTTGGCAGTTTTAAAGTTATTACTAATACTTAAAATGTTATCTGAGGTAAAATTTGCATTTTCTTCAGTAGCACTCATTCTAATGCTTAATTTAGAAGCTTCTTCAGCACTTAATTTTACTCTAGTAGTTAAAAAAGTAAAGTTATCTAAAATATCATTACTAGCCCTAAAAGTAGCTCCGAATTGTTCATTTAACGATGCTTGTGCTTTAGATAACTGTACTGTATTATTTCTAGTCAGTCCTGTGTCTCTTCTTATATCAGCAAACTGTCCTCTTAATTGATCTGCTTGATCTACACTAGAACCCATTGAACGGGCAAGTTCAACTGTTTGTTTATTAGCAGCAATAAATAAATCTACAACGAATTTTATTGCAGTCGTAACTGCAGTTATACTTATTAAGGATTTACTTATACTTTTAGTTAATGCACTAAACCCTTGGCCGAAAGGACTTTTCATACCTTCCGCACCTTTTTTAAGCTTGGCGTTATTTAAAACAGTTTCTTTAGATGCTTTTGCGGCGGCATCAAATGGACCTGATAGTTTACGTATCCCGGGTAAATCACCAAAGAATTTCGAAGCTGTAGTAAAAAATTTTGAGGATTTATCTAACTTAGCTGCATCTTCTTTGGTTTCTTCTATAGCTTTAGCTACAGCTTTAGCATTTTCAGCGGCATTTGCTAAGTTCTCTGCTTGTTTAAGGTAAACTTTCCTAACGTCTTCAGCTACAGTAGCAGCTTTACCCATTAAAGTTACCCTTCTTGCTTCTAACTTTGCTGCTAAAGCTAATTGTTTGGTTTTTTCTGCTTCTAGTTTTCTAACAGTATCAGTTCTAGATACAGCTTCTTTTTGAAGTGCAGCTATTTTAGTTGTTATATCTCTACCTACAAACTGAGTTTTATTAAGTTTATCTTGAGCTGTATCAATTTTACCTAATTCAGCATTAAGAGCTTTATAGCTTTCATAAATTTGAGCTGTTCCTTCTTGGAACTGGTCAATTTTATCTAATTGTTCTTGCGATAAGCCTTTAAATTCTTCTGCCATATAGAGTATATATGTTATAAATAGGAAAGACGTCTATTTTTTAGACGCCTTTGCTGTAAAGGATGGTTTTATATCGGGTCCAAAGGATTTTTTCTTTTTAGGACTTTTAGTTTTATTTTGTTCTGCTACAGAATTAAAATGCTCTTGTATTTTTTGAAAAGTAAAATTTCTCAACCATATCGGCATATTATATACTTCCCCCCATGTGTAACCTCCGTTACCGTGAAATACTATTTCATGTATTTGAGTGAATATTGCAGTTCTATGACTAGACGTCAGGCCAAAAAAACCCTATGCCTATCGGCAAGTCAACGCCCCCCGATACGCCGTCCGGGTAGAATTTCATATTTACATCCGGAGTCACAGAAATCATATGTAGTCTAAGTGCTCTAGCATCAGCTGCTAGTAAGTATTTTTCTACAAATTGTCTGATGTCTTTTTTTTCAGTTAAATCATTTACTGATGTTAAAGTGTGTTTAAGTCTTGTTGTTACAGCAGTACTACTGTCTTTATTTAACTTTTTAAGACCTTTCATTTCATTTTCAATTTCTCTTTCGTCTTTGTGAGTTAATAATTTAAAAGTTACTTTATTTTCAGATTTAGGTAAGATAAATTCGAATTCATTTTTACCTTCTTTTATACTAACTTCTTTATTTTTTAATTCAGTTAAATCAACTGTTACCTCATTTCCTCCATAGTTGAAGTTATAGTCTTTACCGTAAGATAGTATTCTTGCTGCTATCATTATAGCATTTTTATCTCCTATTAAAAGATCATTAAAATTTACTCCTTCTGTAACGATTAATGCTTGAAGCAGTTTATCAATAACTGTACCGTTTGAGATATAATTATTATTAGTAAGAATATCTTCTTCTTTAGCTGTCATATACTTCATCTCTACTTCACCTTTGTTTAAAGGAGAGTCTTTTGGGTATAATAAACCTTTTGAAGGCAGTTGTACTGTTTCTGTAGGTATTTTAAATTGTGATTCCATAAATTTTATTAAATATAACTTGTCTTTTATATAAATATACGAAAAATAAATTATGCGACAAACAAAAAACCCGACTAAATGCCGGGTTCTAAGATTTATATGTGGTAGTTTATTAGAAGTTTAATATACAGTAGTCCATTGAAATAGTCATACTTAAGTCAACTACTTCAGAATTAGACCAATCATACTGTCCAAAGTCTGCTGTTTGTATAAAGGCACCTTTCATTACCCATTCACCTATAATGTCTCCTACAGGTCCAAGAACATTAAGTGTTAAGTCTTTTTTATAGAAATCTGAATAACCAGCTCTACCGGTTACTGATTCGTAAGATAAACGAGCCCACTCCATTACTGCTTGTGCTCCAGAAGGTGTAATTGGATCATATAAAACAAGATCCATATCTTGCCATTCTCTTTTCCCACGAATTTTTCTATACGAGTTAATATGATCTAACTTTATTACTTCGTCAGTAAAGCTCGGAGCCTTTACATTTTTTACCATAAACGATGGAATACCGTCTATAAAAAGGGCAAACCTGTTTTGCACCTTTGGCTCAAACGCTCTGAACATTATTTCATTTGGGTCTAATACTGCCATTTTATGTTTTTAATTTATTATAAATAGTTATTTATTTTATTATGCTCCAAAAGATGCTCCTGTAGGTTCAACTGTGAAGTCTAGTACTATAAATTCTGCAGTTTTAGCTGGTTGTATAAATATCTGCCCAACTAATTGGTTTCTATCTACTACATCAGCTGTATTGTTACTGTCATCCATTGCTACTCTGTAAGCAAAAAGACCTTGTCTTTGTACTACTGAATCTAAGTATGGATTTACTGCTGCTAAGAATTTATTTCTTGTATTTACTGTATTTTGTTCAAATACTAAGTTCTGTGCTTGGTTACCAATAAACTCTTTTAGGTCTATTAATAATCTTCTTACATTTACTCTATCTAAAGCAGAAGCTTTAGTTTGTAAAGTCTTTTGACCAAATACTGCTATTCCAGTTCCAGGAAAAGAAGCTATTGGATTTACTTTAGCATCATATAAAGTATCTCTTTGTGTACGAGATAATCTTCTTTCTGCTTGAATAACTCCTGCAAGTCCTCCTCTTACTAATCCTGCTGGTGCAAACCATGGTGCGTTAGCTCCATCTGTAAATGCATATACTCCAGGAATAAATGTTGAAGCAGGTACAAATACGTTTTTACCTGTAGCAGAGTCAGTTTGTAGCCAAGGCCAGTATGCTGCTGCATAAGAACTATTTAATGTATCAGCTTGAGTTGTTACGTTAGCAACTGTTCCTCCATGAGGATATAAGTCTACTATAGCAATACAGTCTCCTCTAGTTTCTGCTAAGTCAATTAATCCATCTACTGTAGCACCGTGATGATTATCAACGATACCTGGTGCAGAAATTATATTGAATTTAAAGTCATCTGCATTATTAAGTAAAGTAATAACGTTACTATAATGAGTTACTCCTAATCCTTGAGTATTAGCAGCTATATCGCTAAAGAAATTCATTCCCTTGTTAACAATCTCTCCTGTTGCACTCATAAATGCTCCAGATTGTGCTGTTGGTAAAGAACCTGTATGTGCTTCTAATCTTCTTGCTCCATTGTTACCAATATAATTGATAGTCGGTAAATTTACTGAGCTTATTCTAATATACTTAGATTTATTAATATATTCTCCACTAGTAATA